TAAATGGCTTCTTTAATTTTGGTGATATCACCAGCCATTTCTTCGTTCTTTTCTTTGATAGTCATAATAACTTCTTCGATTCTTTTCAACGAGCCTTTTAGTTCTGCGAACTCGACCGCGTTGTTTATTCTTTCGTCTGGCATTACTGCACCCTCATAAGGTTCAACAATAAATAGTTCCCCAAAATGTAAAGGCAGGGTGGTTAGCCCTGCCATTTGTACAGACTTTACTGTGGTTTTAGTATTGGTCAGTTTCCTTGTAGCCCTGAATAAGAAAACGATGTTCTGTTAAGTCGGTTAGGTCGTCTCTACAAGTAACCTCAAACCTATCGTTATTATCGCCAATCAATCTAATCTCTTGACCAGAGTTGGCAAAAGTCCAACGAACACCAGCATAACAAGTGTTGCCGTTGTTTACTTTGTTTTTTAGGTCAAGGTCGTAGCAATAAGCAGCCCAATCAGTTAGTTTTTTAATTGGGTCGTTATTTGTGAAATCGTCTGTGCCGCCGTTGATTACTCTAACTTGAATGCCGTTTGTTAATTCAGCAATGCCAGCATACTGGTTAATGTTGGTTGCTGAACCTGTGTTTAGAATGTTTACAAGCATTCTGTGAATTCTCCAAATCTCACCGGCTGGTGGTTGAAGATAAAAACTACCTGTGTTTGTTGAGTAGTTGCCATTAGCATTATTTGTTCCAGCATCTGAACCACTCAATCTCAAGTATTTAGTTATAATCTTTCCCTGTGGTCCAGACCTGTTGGTTTGTGAAGGTGATACTTTGTAGAAAAATCCTGACCTAGCCATTTATTTTATTCCAGTTGATAAAATAAATAGAAAGGCACGGGATAAAAAACCCCGTGCCTTACGTTATTATGCCGATGTGAGTGCAGTTATACTACTTCACAAGCACCACCAGCACAAGCGGCTTGGTCTGTGAGGTTTGTATTGTCATCAGCCTCATAAACATTTGTGAGGTCAATGTCAGTTAGAGACTTGAGCATGGCTTCATAAGTTTCTTTTGAGCAGTCCTCAAATGGAGCTTGGTCATAATTCCCGCCATCGTAGGGAAGAACTGAAAGACCATTATAAACATCACGGTTCTCCCACATCCATTCACCAACATCAGCCCACTCTGACTCACGGATACTTACCGTGGCTGAGACATTGTGGGTATTCTGTCCCTTGCGGTGTCCCTTCCTGACCCACTCCTTTGAAACCTGCGCCACTCGTTTGAGCATGGACATGGCAGACTCTGTTCGATAGATTGCTGATTCTGGTGCTTTCTGTGGAACAGAAATGACAGCAGTGTCATGGGGTCGAAAGTATTCATCTTCTACAAGCTCCTCGTGTGCCAGAGATAAGTAGCTGTAAATGGCTTCATTCTTTCCTACACGGATACGACGAATGTAATAGTCGTTGTGCCAAGCGTGGATGCCGCTGGAAGTTCCAAGAGTGAGAGAGGTTGTGCCTGCTGGCTTTACGCAAGTGGTTCTTGCTGCGGGTCTTACACCGATAAGTCCAGCAACTCTTTCATTTTCTTTTTTTACTTCCTCGGCTGCTTTTGACATGTCGAGGTTGAGAACAGCACCAGAAGCAATGCCGGTCATTGATACACCAATGAGGGCGTCCTTCTCTGTGTTCCTGCGCCATACGTCGCGGAGATAGTGGAAGTCTGTGTAGCCTGCTTGGAGTGTGCCGATAAAAGCAGCAGCCTTCACACGGGCTTCGTATTCTTCTTGACTGTCAAGGTCAGAGGCATTTACTTCTGTTAGGTTGCAGAACTGGTAAGGTCGTAGTGCAATTTCGCAGCAAGGGTTCGTGCCCCAATCTTTGTCGTTGGAAAGATAAATTCCTGGCTCACCTGAGCCTGACTTTTTAATTCTGTCCCAAAGTTTTAGGAAGTATTCTTTATCAACCTTGTGGCGAAGAATAACCGCTGAGTTATTTGCTCTGCCGCGCTGTGGGTTTGTCTCCCACCAGTTGCCTGACTTGGAAGCAATCATTTCATCATCATCTGCGGAAAAGAGTGAAATAAGTGCTGCTCTGCGAATACCACCGGCTAGAACTGCGTCAGCGATGTGGCAAATAATGTCATGGACTTCAATAGGTTGTAGTTTATCTCCGTCTTGTTTCTCACGCAAAATGCCCTCTACTTTTACAAGGCACTCGCGAAGAGGTTGTGGTCCAGGGGCTTTGCCACCAGAAGTGACAAGTCGTGCGCCCTTTGGACGAATGTCCGAGAAGTCGAAACGAAGCTTTGATGTACCCTTGAAGTAAGAATACACGAGAGCCTTTACTGCGTCAGCCCAACCTTCAATGTTGTCGCTTACTAGGAAACGACGTGTGCGCTTTGGGTTTGGCTTGCGAATCTCTGGTAGTTTCTCAACGTGGTGAGCCTGGACAGAGAAACCCACACCTGTGCCGCCTAGAAGTAGGAACATGCACTCACCAAATGAGTCAGCATGGTCAATAGGCATGTAAGCGCAGTTGTAAATGCGGTTTGGGGCTACTTCGATAGACTTACCACCAAACTGCATAGAGCGCATGGATGGTAAAACTTTTTTTGTAAAAACAAAGTCCTTATAAACTTTTTCGATTTCCTCGGCAAGTTCGGGATACTTTTTTACATGCATTCGCATGTTTCTGTCGCAGAGTTCATCCCAAGTCTCTCTGCGCTCTTTTTCTGGTAAATACTTTGCGTATTTCATGTGGACAGTGATGTCCGAAAGTATTTGTGTAGCTAGTTCCATTTAGTCTTTTCCTCCGTTTCTGAACTTCTTGTACTTTTCTTGTAACGACTCTTGCTGTTTCTTTGCAGCGTTGTCATTAATTTCTTCTGCTGTTTCGCCCGTCGAGGGAAGAACATCAATCTTAATGTTGCTCGTATCCATGAAAATAGGGTAAACGATACCATCAGGTCCGTTCCTGTTTTTTGCTACAAAGATACGTCCTGTGTTATTATTCTTGTCTGTAATGGTTCTGGATAGAGTGAAGATGAGGTCCGCTACGAAGCATTTGTTGAAGGCTTCGCTAATTGATTCCATTGTAACCACTTCTGCGTTTAGTCCGCTGCGGTTAGTTTGGCTTGCTGTCCAGACGGGACACTCAAACTCTTGTGCCATTCCCCGAAGGTCTTCATAAATAGTCTCTAATTCGATGCGTTTCTCCTTGTAAGAAGAAATAGGTTGCAAAAGGTCACCATAATCGACGCAAATTAAGTCAGGTTCAAAACCAGAGCGTCTTAGTTTTTCTAGGTGTTGTTTGAGTTTATTTACGTTAGCGGACTTTGTTGGGTATTCTTTTACAATAAGTTTTCCTTCAAGTTCTTTTACTTGGTCGTAAATTAAATCTTTGAAGGAATGTAAATCTTGAAGTTTTACTGATGTGATGCAACTGTCAAAGCGGCTGGCTACAACAGTGTCTTGAAGTTCAAGCGTATAATAAACTACATTTTTTCCTTCCTTGACAATTTGTGCTCCAAGATGCACAAGAGCCATAGACTTTCCTGCACCCGTTGGAGCAATAACAACTCCCAACTCTCCGCGACCTAAGCCACCCTTTGTAATGTCATCGATAATCTTCCAGCCCGTGGTCATGGGGTTGCGTGAGCGTTTTAGGAAGCGCTCTTCAAAGTCAATAAGATAGTCATAACCGTGGTCGTTGTCTAAGCCAAGTTTCATGGCTTGGTTGATAACTTCTGAAATTTGATCAAAAGAAGAAGTTTTCAAAAGTCCAACGGACTTCATAATGGCTTCTTTTAGTTTTTGTTTCTTGCAAAAGTCAAGAGCAGTGACTTTGACATACTCTTCATCTTCGACTTGACTTGTTGCAACGATGCGAGCAAAGTAGTCCTTTACTTGCTTTTGTAGCACCTCTGACTCTTCTTCCATTTCAGTTTTAATAATGGAAGCCATTATCTCAACAGAAGGGTGCTTCTCAAACTTCTGTCGATAGTTGGCTAAACGCTCATAGAATAGCCGAAGGTATTTTACTTCCAAGAAGTAAGGGTCAAACACGTCTGACATTTGGTCGAAGAACGACCTGTCATAAAACATACTTTGGACCAACTTCTCTTGGAAACTTTTACCGAACTTAGAAAATGTTTCATTCTCGTAGTCTAGTTTCATTTGGTTCTCCGTTAGTCCTTGTTCAAGGAAATGTTTCGCATGGTGCCCCAGAGTTGGGTAAAGTTGTAGTTCCCAAACCCATCGAGGGTCATCATTTTATTTATCTCCATCAGGTTAAAGTCTTGACAGCACTCACGAAGTGTCCAATCAATTTTTGCTTTTGTTCTGCTGGAAATGGCTGGTGAGTATAGTTGCATCAACTTGTAGTTTTCTGAAACTAACTCTTTGTGCTCTACGATACTCTCAAAGATTTTTGCTTTGTTCTCGGGCTTATCGCAGACTTGGATGAGTTCGTTTAGGAACACATCACGGTCCTCCATTAGAAGCGGGAAACGCTTTGCTACTGTTTTGAGTCCAGCCCGTGGCACACCGTCAAGGTTGTCTGACTTGTCGCCTACGATGGCGCGAGCCAAAGCGAAGTTTCTTGGGTGAATAGAGAACTCGTCCAAGATGCCCTGCTTCGTGACTGTCTTGTCTTGAATAGGTCGATAAACAATAGTTTTGTCATCGCAGAGTTGGAAAAAGTCTTTATCGGAGGAAACAATAACCTTTTCCACGTCTGGGAAGCGAGACACGATGTAGCCCACAAGGTCGTCTGCTTCTACGTTCTCTGAGATAAGTTGTGCCACGGGCATCTCATTTAGATACTCAACGAGCCTGCCCATTTGCCAGATACGGTTTCTGAACTGTTGGTTATCAGACATGTAGGTATTGGGACGGTTGAAGCGGATAGGCTTACGCCCTTCCTTATAATTTTTATTCTGTGTTCTCCGCTTGAGAGAACCACCTTCACCGTCCCACACTACCACTACAAAATCTGGCTTAATAATGCGGCACTGCTTTTGTAGGGACTTCAAAAAGCCCTTGCAGCCACCGATTGGTTCGCCATTTGATGATAGCGAAGGGTCTACAACATAGTTGCGTAAAAAAGAGTTATTTCCATCTACTATCATCATTCTGTTCATTTTAGTCTCCAATAAAATCGCCCAGGCTTTTGAGGAACCACGCTTGGAAAGCTTCTTCGTCCCAAGTGTGTAGTCCGTGCATATACATAAACCAATCTTTGAACTGCTCTGTTAAATCTACATTTACATCTACGGAGCCGTCTTCATTCTCACGCAAAGTCTTTACTGTTATGCCGAAATTCCTCGCTAGACCCCCTGACATTTCTAACTTCATAAGTGTCTTCCCCTGTGGTGTAAAAAACTTTGCGGACTCCCACAAAGTTTAACACTTGATGACACATACAGCAAGGCTTGGACATACGAAACTTGTCGTAGTTGTTGATACGAACTACAAACAAGGAAGCGCCCCTTGTTGATTTCTCGGGCACTCCAAGGATAGCGGAAATTTCTGCGTGTTGGGTTGCATGACCAAAGTTGTGAAAGTCTCGGAAGCGTTGTCCAAAAGCACAGTAGCAACCTTTGTTGAAGCCAACTGATACAACTGAACCTCCCTTGACTAAAACAGCACCGTGACGTAGTTTGCCATAGGTGCTTTCTTTTGCCATGCGTCGTGCCAACTCAAAATACCGCTGCACACGCTTGCTAGATTTTTTTATTTTTTGTGGCATCAAATGCTCCGCATAAGAATGGAGTATCTGTTATACCCCATCCTCGTGCGAATGTCAAGCATTATTCTTCTTCACTGTCAACGTCATAGAAGTGAGAAGCATCACCAGTTTGCTCGTCAAACTTTTGGATAACTTCTCTATCCATAAGTCGTAGAATCTGGTTATAAAACTTCTCGTCTTCCAGCCATTCCAGCCACTTTGAGCCTTGAAACTTTTGTTCACCACCATCGTCGTAGATGAGTGTGTACCAAGCTCCACCTGACCTAATCTGGTCAGAACTCTTTACAGCCTCTAACCAGCTTTCTCGGTCAAGGATGCGAGGGTTCTTGTCGCCCCAGACAATCTGGAACGTACAGTTTCTACCCTCTGTGCCGAAGCGAGACTTCTCCAACTTGACTTTTACTTCTGAACCGATGCGGAAACCTGCGTCGTTCTCAATAAAAGACTTCTTGGCTTTTCGCTTTGTTAGCCAGATACGAAGAGAATAAGAATACGCCAGAGCCTTGCCACCCGGTGTGAAGTATGGTGTGGTCATAGCCTCTGCCACATTCATAGTGATGTTGGTCTTCAACTGGTTGAGAACCAACAGAACAGAGTTGCTGTTCGCAATAGGAACAGTCAGTTTTGACAAACCCTTTGATAGAATACGTGGCTTTACTGCCATCGATGACTGAGGGTTGAAGTCGCCTTCAAGGTCAGAGATAGATGGTGTAAATGCTAACGAGTCCCAAACAAAAAGATACTTATCATCTGTCTCGGTTAGAAGCTGTTCGATAGTTTCTAGAACCATCTCAACAGATGCTGCCTGGGCATAGATAAGGTTGTCAATGTCACAGCCAGCGTTTGCCAAGAAGCTTGGGTCAATAGCTGACTCGGAGTCAAAATAAACAACAGAGAAGCCTTGCTTCTGTGCGTTTGCTGCAACCTGTGCAGCCATGTAAGACTTACCGGATGACTCCATACCGGCAATCTCTGTGATACGACCAACCGGAACACCGGCTAGTTTTCCTCGACAAACAATAGAGTCGAGCCAACGTGAGCCAGTTGGAATCCATTCTGTGACTTCTGTCGGGTTATCATTTTTTAGGTTGTAGGCAACTTCCATGCCAGCCCTTTTATTGATAAGGGCTAACTTATCTTTCATAGATAACTTGCCTGCTTTTGCTTTTTCTTTTTTCTGCCTTGGCATTTTTCCTCCGCTAAAAGAAGACGGGGGGCTTTCGCCCCCCGCCTAGTATTACACACCCATTGCAGCGAATGCAGCATCAACAGTGGAGCCCTTTGGGGAGCTACCACCACCGTAGCGAACGGTCTCCTGACCACCTTCTGGCATAAGGTAGTTGTCAAGAATCTTCTGAACCTGCTCTGGAGTCTTACGGTCGAAAATCTCATAAAGGTCAATGCCGTGCTCCATCCAACCTGCTGCGGTAGAATCTTCCTCGCAGAGCGCAGATGGCTTTGGACGTGCTTGCAAACTGTCAAACACAACGCGGTCTCCCTTACCAAAGTTCTTACTGATGTAGGAAACCTTCAAGTCGAAGCCCTTCTTTGGGTCAGTCACATCGCCATAGTCCTCATCAAGAATGGTCTCAATGATGGCTTTGTAGGCTGTCTTTGGGAAGGACCAAAGAACGACACCTCGCTCTTCTTGCCCACGGATAACCGCAGGAGCGTAGAAGCGCTGGGTGACAAACAACTTCTTTGCTTGGTTTTGGCTATCAGGTGTGCCCTCACGGAACAGTGAAGTAGCGAACTCACAGATGGGGCACTCGTCTCCGAAGTTGCGCTTCGGACACATTACACCACCCTTATCCACATTGTAGTGGAAGTGAAGCTCCTTCACGGGGTCTCCGTCAGGGTCAGGTAGAATACGAATCATGTGCGTACCAACCTCTGGCTTCCAGAACACATTGTTGTTCTTTCCACCAGCCTTTGCCTTTCCGTCAAGAACGTCGAGTTTTGCTTTAAGCTTGCTAAAATCAATTGCCATTTTATTTCTCCTTATTTGCTATAAACTTGCTATTATTTTACTATTCATTGCTTGCTTTGTCAATAGCCTCTACCAAAACTTTGTTCTGAACTGCTGTGGTAGAGTTTTTGACATAAATTAAATCTTCCTCGTATGGAACGGAGAAGACCTTGAAAGAAGTACGAACGTCTTCTTTCTTGAAGCCGCTAAACGACTTCACTACTTTATCATAAAGTTCTGTATCGGTTTTTACCTTTTGTTCGCTGATTCCGTAGAACACCTCCTGCTCTCGTATAAACAATAGTTTACCAAGGTCCGTCACGGTTGTCAAGTCAAAATCGCAGTATGAGATAGAAGAAATAACTGCGTTTTGAGAACTCTCCTCGTCAATACCAAAAAGATTGTCCTGACTGCGAAGCCAGTTGAAGGTGTGGTAATGTCGTGCTGCGCTACTAGCAATGGACTTCTTCATCTCAGTTAGCACCACATTTGGAGTCACAGACTTGATAAGGTCTAGGTCAAATAGATACCAGCGGTTGAACACCTTTGACCGCGCCATTTCTTGGGTTACTCCGTGAACCAAGTTGTGTGCCATTGTAGCACTTTGGTTGAGTAAGTCAAGTTTTGGCTGCAAATAAACGATGTCAACCTTTTTATCTCTTAGTTGCTCCAAAACTTTCAGTGATGTGAGCGATACTGTCTCGCCACCTGAAATAACGCACGTTACTTCGTCAGAAACAGTGGATAGATACCGCCTAAGCCCATTTATGGGCTCGTCGTAGCGTTCTGGGTCGGAAAATATTGGTACTTTGAACTCTGAACCGCTGTGACCAATGGTATAGGTGTTGTATTCGGGGTAAGAAGCCAAAAACTCGGCAAAGAGTAAGGCTGACTCCCCAATAGATACGATACTTCTCATAGAACTTCCCTCATGTCGCCATAGTTCTTGCCGATGTTCATGTGAAGGTCAAACTTGTGGTCTCCAAAGTGAGAGAGCACAGACATAATGTCATTTATTTTGTCTCTCTCGCTTGCATCGAAGTCTAGAACTACGCTGTCGTGGATAAAAAATGAAATGTGCGACTTCATACCCCACTCTTTCATCTTATCAGACAGTTTGGCGATGTTTGTTAAAAAAATGTCGTTGAATGTGCTCTGAACGATGTAGTTTAGTGCTCGTGACTCATCAACCCTAATCTTCCTTCCTAAAGGGTTGGTGATAAACTCGCCATCGTAGAACTTGTTGATTATCTCCTGCCTATTAAATAGTTCTTCAAGCCGGTTGTTTTTCTTACGAGGGTCATACAGCCAAGCGAAGAACTTTTTCTTTACTTCGTCTCGCGTGTATTTACCACCGAAGATGTTCTCATTGACCCACTTGTGTAGGTCGCCACGAGGAATAGGTCTGCCGGTTAGATAGAACAGTGTAGCGACCTCTGCCGAGACAACATCAAACTCAAGAAAAACGTTTCTGTAAGGCTCTATAACGCCGCGCATTTTTTTAGGCATAAGAAGTATTGGAAAAGAGTTTTTCTTCGTTGCCATGCGACCTGTGCGCGTTCCAAAGGTACTGTAATTGATGTAAGGGTTAGCCTTGTATTTGGCATACTCTGCTCTGCCCTTTTCGGTTGCTAGTTGCACCTTGATGTTGGAGCCGTTGAGTTTTACTGGGCGGGTTGATACTTCCTTCGCCAACTTCTCGACTTTGATTAGATGGTCGTAGTTCGGGGGCTTGGGATAGTTTTGAATAACGTGCTCAGTTATTTTATTTTTTAGTTCTGCGTGTTGTTTGAGAAACCTGTGTGGAACAAGCTCGTAAAAGCAAAACTCATCGACTGTGAGCCCGACATGATAGAAAGACTTGAGCAGGGCTTTGAGCCTGCCTTGGGCTGCTTCCCAACTTTCTTTTAGTTCCTCGGGGCAAACATCGATAGGGTCTTTGCCACCTGTGTAGAGTTCTGCGAACTGAACGTGGTCAGGTAGATAAGAATGATAGTTCCAAGTCGCAGAGCCTTCTTCGGGAACGTGGTCGAAATGTAGCCGACCGTCGTAGTAGGATGCAACACAGGTTTCTTTGTCGTCTAGCGTTTGAAATAACATGCGTGCAGTATAGCACTAGATTTCAGTATCGTCAAGGTTTATTCCTTGTTCTTTTAATTTTTGTTCTTCAGCCAGTTCTAAAGAATCAACGAGGATTGGGTCAGGCTGCTTTTTGTTTGTTTTTAACAACTTCGACATTACTGCTTCTTTGCTTGGAGGTAGAGCGTCGATTGCTTTTAAATAATCTTCCTCTCGCAAACAAGGAAGCCAACCGTGGTAAAGGCTTTTTCTTGCACCCTTGCAGCGAATGTAATTTGCTAGCCGTAGGGCATCTGGTCTGCTCAAAATGTCTTTTACCTTTACAAGCGACTTTGTTTTTATTAAATCGTGGAGCGTTTTGTATTTCTCTTGCTCTGTCTTTGCTCTGTTTATACTCTTAATCTCAGCGCTTGTCAAGGTAGTTCCTGTTTCATTCTGTCGAACGGAAATCAAAAAATCGAGCACAACTTGATTAGCTTCTGGTGCAGGGGTTACTCTTTGTCTGGGAATGTCAAACTGAACAACGTCACCTGTGTCTTGACAGACTGCTGCACCTTTGCGAAGATTTGCTAATAAGAAATTTTCGTAGCCACGCAAAAGAGTGCTTTTAATAAATTCAAATTCTGTCTCGTAAGCACGAACATAGTTTGTGTTAAAGAACTCTTCTCTCTTTGGAAAACCCTTGAAACCTCGCTCGGGAGCAGGCTTTGTTATTTGTGGAGCAGAAATGTTGACAACAAACTGCCACGGCGAATTTAAATCTAAAACCAGGGCGTGTCTAATAAGAGTTTGTTTTAACAAAGAATAAGCGCTGTCATTTATGTAATCAACAAAAGCTTGTTCATCGTTTCCAAATGTGTTTGATTGTAGCGAATAAACAAGACCTGTGCTGTCGGGCTTAAAGAAGGAAGTGCGAATAAGGCACTCTCTCGTTATCGCGATGTTGTATGTTTTTAAATAATCAAACAAATGTGCAACGTATGATTGAAAGCTTGTAATCTTTTTGTCGTCTAAATCAAACAAAAGAACCTGAAGGTGTTCTTCTAGTAGGGTTTGATAATACTGAGAAAATGATTCTGTGATGTTTCTAAAGTTAGAATTGCTGACATTAATGTTTTTATAGATTGAAGATTTTGAAATCTGTCCAAAGCTTAAGTTTTGCCAATCTTGCAAAAATTGCAGTATTAATTTGTTTGATGATTCAAAGCCAAATGTTCTTGAGTCTGCGCTAAAAGAAATCTTTTCTATGTTTGGATAGATGGTGTTGTTGTCTGTGTCGATTCTTCCGTATAAAGACTTTTGACTTCTTAAATCAATCGTGTCAAAGATTTCTTCACCAAGAGAAATAAAAGACCTATCATTATAATTTGTTCTTGAATCGGCATTGTTGGCAGACTCAGGGACTTCGGTTAAAATGTTATTTACAATTCTGTCTCTCATTACTTACCTTGAAATCTCTTTTCTATTTTTATTGGCTGACCCTCCCTGGGGAGTGGTCCTTGATACTTGCAGTCTAGAGTGGTAAAATAACCACCCTTTGTCCAAGATGTGTTTACACTGATTATAAGGTATACGCCGCCGATGCCTAGCTGTTTCAAAGCCATGGCTGTGTCGCTGGAGCGGTTATTACTGGTTGATGAGTTATCATCCAGTAGTTTTGTTGGGTCAATAATAATAAAAGTACCATTTTCAAAAAATGGTGCTCCGTACAATTCAACAGTGGAGTTATAAACGTCTCTGGCTATGCCTGTGATTTTAAATGCGTGTGGATCGGCAAAAGCAGACTTCAAGCCCTTGATTGTTGCTTGGCTAAATTTTACGTCTCTAACAGCCTGCTGCCCGCCGCCCAGCACAACCTTCGGTAAGTTGCCAGCACCCGCTGTTGGAGAATAGTTTAGCATTGTGGCTCTAACAGCCGAGCCAGCAGGCTTGCCAATCTCAAACAATTGATACTTGGGAAAATACAATTGTGGAAATACTCTCACGCCCTTTGGTTTTCTAAAGGCTATTTGAATTAACTTTTGGGTCATGTAATAAAGAAAGTCTTTTAGGGTAACCATGGTCTTACCCTGACCTGAAATAAATGACACAAACCACTCTTGAAAAGTACCTAAAGAAATGGGTATTGCACCAATACTAATTTGTAAGGTTCGCTTTTTAACCTTCGCAGAGGAGCCAATGTAAGCTGTCTCGCCTGTTACCACAGACATTAAAAAATCGCCAATCTCTATTTTTTCAAGGTCAACGCCGTCAAAAATTTTAACTTTATCAAAAAAGTTTTTGCACATGTAGGTAATAATGTTGTGAGCGTGAACGTAATAAATGTCTTTGGGTGGTCTAGCCCCTGTTTGAGCATCGCGCTGCGGCGAACCTTGCGAGCCACGGTTAACAATGACACCAGCGGCTTCAGATGAGGGTTTTACAATTACGGGCGTGCCGACTGTAAATGGCTTTAATAACCCTGGGTTGTCTGCTGTTGGATTGTAGGTCAAATCTGGGTCTGTAAAGTTTTGATTAAAGTAAGTTCTTATGTCTTTTTGCTCTTTTCTCTTGTTTTTAAAGTATTCGTCTGTCAATTTGAAATAATCGTCAATCACACTGCCGGGAACAGTAATCTTTTTAAGTTGCCCTTTTACCGTTAAATCAGCTAAAATGTCTCTAAAAATAGCCTCCGAATACTTCTTCATTGTGCTTGTTATTTCGGCATCAATAATTGCTTTGTCTGCTCTTTTTAGTTTTGGGTCTTGAGCTTTTTTCTGTAAATCTTCAATTTGTTTAAAAAGCTTTGTATTTGCGCTTAACAACAAGTTGGCTCGGGGGTCTTCAAAATAAGAAGCCATCCTGCCTTTAAAATCTATGCTGACTTTTATTTCTCCAGTTGATTCAACTGTGATGTTGTTTCGCAACAAAGAACCGACAACTTTGTATCTTGAGTTTTTTGAAAAGTTTAAAAGTGCGTTTCTCTCTGTGCTCTTTAGAAAGCCGCCATCAACCAATCCCTGCAAGTATTTCCCATCAGGATTTGTCCATCCAATTTCTAAAAGAACAGTATTGTCTACGGGATAAGTAACATCTTCAGGAGTGTTTATGTTAAATGGTCTTTTAATAAAATCTGCTAAAGCTACTTTGTCTTTTCCTCTTTTCTTAGTGAAAGCAGAAAATGTCGAACATAGAAATTCCAAAGTAAAGGTAATGTCAACATCGAATTTCATCTTTTCTTTTCGACTAAGATTGACAGAAGAGGCAACAACGTATTCTAGTTTTTTCTTTTGCTCTGCAATTTTATCAACGTCCATTAACAATTGTGTGATTGGGTAGGACTTTTTTGCCTTTCCTTTGTCTAGTTTAGAAATCTTAATGAAAGGCTGCAAAAGAGATAACTGCCTAGTGTTTAAAGATAGAAAGTTTTTAATTGTTGGGTTGGTCCCGGCTGAGTCTCTATAAACAACCTTTTTAGTTGATGTGGGCGATTCAAAGCTGTCTTGCCAGTGGGACATCAACCAAGCTTGGTCAGTCCACTCTCTTGTTGCGTTACCCATTTTAAACTACTCCAACTAGACTCAAAGCATCGCTTAAACCTGTGGGGATTAACAGCACATCACCAACCTTTAGGTGAAACTCTGTTGGCTTTTGATTTATTGTAGCAATAATCCACCATAAAGTTGGGTCACCATAATAGGTGGAGGCTAGAGCCTGATAAGTGTCTCCTGCGCTCCAAACTCGGTACTCATAACCCTCTAGCTCTTGCAACTGTTCATCAGTTGGGTAAGAGATTGTTTTTGTGGCATAGTACCTAATGTATTTCTTTGCGTTTTTCTTATAATCTTTAAGAAACTCAATGGAATTGTTCTCGATTATCTCTCTGTCTGTAAGTCTGCTCATCAGTTGTTCCCATTGCGTCGTCTACCGGCGCGAGCACCGGCTCTGGCTGCGGGGCTTTGACCTGCGCGAGCTTGGTTTGGCTCGGCTGGTGATTCAATGACCGTGAGAAGGTCTGAAGTAAAAGCTTCTTCACCGCTTACGCGAACAGGATACTGGCTAGAATTACCCAGAGAGAACTTGCTGCCTTCTTTTTCAAAGGTGCCGGGTCTTTCTTTATGAATAACATTAAATCCAAAACTTAAGTCCCATAACTTGGGAAGCATTTGTCCCTCATCTGAGTAAAAGCCACCTTCTCCAACATTTGGTGATAAATTTAAACCATCAAGCCAGCCGAATAAAAAGCCACCTTTTGTTTTACCACCGTGAATCAGGTTGACAACTTTCATACCAACAATCGGTGATGTTGAGGGTACAACACCCTCTTTGTAAATTGGGTATAAAGATTGTACAATTTTGTTTAGTTTAATCTGGTATTCTGCGCTTTCTGTAAAATCGCTCGCAACCACTCTAAGCCCTAAAGTGATTTTTCTTGTTGTTCCAATAAAAGCACCAATTGGGTCTTGAAAGCCATACTGTACGTCAGTCTGCCAATCAGAAGAAAACTGGTCACTCAAATCAGTAATGTAAGCGGGAAACTTAATTTGCTGATTGAACCTGGGTAGGAAAAATTCTACTTGATGTAAACCTGAACTGTTAATAGCCATAATCTCTATAAATAGAACGCTACTTTAATTTTAGGATGATAATTGACCGTTCATAATTTTTACGGTCTCGGTGGCAAGGATTTTGCCGTCCAAGGTGAGATTGACCGTTACGGGCTGTGCAGAACCCCCACCGGCTGAACCGGCAGTAGTGCCACCAGTTGTTAGTTTAAACCCTGCATCAATTGCACCTCTTAACTCGCGTGCTTTAATGGTGTTAACCTTGTTAATAGCTGAGACTAAATTACCGACCTGAGTTGCGTAACCGCCAAGTCTTGCAACCGTGCCGACGCCAATTTTATTTCCTGCGTCGACTACTTTGTCAATACTCTCTGCCAAATTTAACGCCAGCAAGCCCATTGCATTGAGGATCGCGGCGACGGGATTAAAAGCGCTGGCGATTGTTATAGCGATTTTAGCGAGCGTTCCAAAGACACCTACGGATTTAGCACCTGCTTCAACAAGTGTTGCAAGACCGTTTGCCAACAATCCAACCGCCGCCACAAGAGCCGCAATGGGCGTGACTATTAATGCTACGCCTGCGCCAAACGTTAGAAGGCTTGTACCGGCGGCTGCAATGCCAGGGGCTGCCGCTGCACCGGCTGTGCCAGTTGCTGTAAGACCTTTTGCTGAGGCGAAGCCTGCGCCTGCTGCTGCGGGAGCGAAGGCGAGAAACGCCTGTGCTGCGCCCATAATACCCTCAGCGGCTGCAAGGAATCCTCCACCCATCCCTGCGGCAGCTTGACCTGCCATCTTACTTGTTGCGGCAAGGTTTTCGCCAAGTTCTTTTGAGGTTGCCATAAGAGCAGCAGCAGCAGCTTCTTGCCCCTTGAGAGCCTTTTGTTGTTCGACTGTTAGGTTTTGCAATTGTCCAGCTTGGTCTTTTGTCAAATCAACATCGGCTACTTTTACATCATTTGTTAGACCAATAATCTCATTAAACTTTAAACCGCCTGGGAGTGATTGTTCAATCAACCTTCTTTGTGCGTCAGTTAAATCGTTTAAGCGACCGCTGGCTTTAATTGCTTCTCTAATTGTATCGATGCGCTCTTGGTCGCTCATCATGTTTAATTCAATGGCATTAAGTTGTGTTCCAAGAACAATGTTTAGCTTTGTAGCTGCCTCTGCGGCACTTTCAAATGTGTCAAAGCCTTTAGCAATGTCTAATAGCTTACCGATTTCTACACCGGAAGCTTTTGAAATCTCTTTTAGTCTTCTAAATACTTCGATTGCCTTTGGACCAGCTTGACCTAAGCGGTCACTAAACTGAACAAATTGTTTTGTGGCTGTTCCTATTGGTTCTCCAAGACCCTTAGAGATGGCAACCAATGAGCCAAGCTTGTTGTTGGCTTCATCAACTGTCATACCCTGTTGGACGATTGCTTCATTTAGAACCTGAGTGGCTGAAGCTGTGTCGAGCCCTGCTTTGCTAGCTCTGGCAAGAGTCTCAACCATACCAGCGTCGAGCGCTTCACGGAGACGTGTGCCACCTTGCTCTTGAATTGTTTGTAGAGCGTTAATAAAATCCTGTGGAGCATTACCAGCGGCAATAAAATCTTTACTTATTGACCGTACTGACTTTGATGCTTGATCGGCAGATAAGCCAAAAGCAACAAGACTTTTCTCGCCTTCTTGCACTAGATCGCTGTATTCGGCGGCACGACTAACAAAACCACCGACTGCGACGGCTGCGCCTTGCAAGCCTGCTGCCAAGCCCCTGCCCAAGCCTTTTTGTTTTGCGAGAAGGTTTGCGCCTTTGGAAAGAATTCTCGTGTAGGCGTTTGACTCGGCTGTTAAAAATCCAAACTGTTGAACGAGGTTTTCAGCTAGACCAAGGGCTTCTCTTTTAAGGTCGTTTTGAAGAGACTGTAACTCGTTCTGCCTTTCGGCTTGTTTTGTTAGTTGTTCTCCCTTTCTTACAAGCCTAGTTAGCCTTTTTTCTTCTTCTTCTGTTAGTTTATCCTTCTTTAAAAGAGCCTGGACCTGAGCTTGAGTTGAGTCAAGTATAAGTTGATTTTTTTCTGCTATAAACTCCGCGCTGTCTTGGTTTTCTTTAAGTAATCTTGCGCGGCGCTGAAGTTGAGAAATGTCTTTCGCCAAGAGGCGTTGAAGCTCCTCTTGCGTCTTTTTTGCGCGATCGGTCTGGTCGGCGCTTTTTTGAACCGCATCAGCGAATAATTGTGCTTGTTTTACTTCTTCTGGAGTCATAACTTAAATTACTTAATTGGGTATTTAATCCCGGTTGCTCTTTCAAAGTTCTTAACAGCTTGGTTTAGTCTGGTTGAGCTAGCGTGTGTTCTTGGGTCGAGAAGTCCGTATCTTTTAGCAGCATCCATGTGTCTGCGCTCGTGACGAAGTGTGTCCATAAAGGTTCTAATTTGAGTTGGTGTGCCACGAAGCAAATAGTTTGAACCCATTTGTAGTCCTGGGAATCCCATAAGGTCTAGCATGTGTCGCATCTGTGCGCCAAATGCTCCTAGCCAAGATTCATCGACTCTTTTCTCGTTTAGGTTGATAACTGTTTTTTCCATAATAAACACCTCGCTAAATGTAAATAGTCTAAAAGAAAAAGTTCCTCCCGTTATCTACCGAAGGAACTCCCTCTTGAACTTTTATTTGCTTTTTCGATTGCCTCGTTTTTTCTTTCGATTTCTTTTATTAAACGATTGGCAAAATACTCTCTCATTTTTACCGGGAAGTTGTAAGCTTCTATAAAACTTATGCCCCCGTAATAAACAAGGTAAAAAATAGTGTCGTAAGCCGCTTTGCCGTATTCATCAGACAGACCAAAAAAAGTCTGCCGTCATCGGCAAATTGACCTCCTGATGTGCGGAACAACTGTTGCAGGTAAATGAAACATTTGTATTTAAATCTGGGCTCACAAACTCATAAACCTTTCTCAAGTACCTGCAATCAAGTGCTGGTAGGTTTTGTAAGCAAAGCTTTATTTGTACCCTGTCTGTAACACCGTTAATAGAAACAGTCATCATTTCCAACTGGTGCTGTAGCTTATCTTGTGGAAGTTTGTGCTCTGCTCTTTTTCTTGAAGCTTGAACAAGATTATTTTCGTCCTCTCCGGTTAAAAGCCTCAACTCAAATTGAAACTTTGTTCTTGGAGTTGTTGTCAAGAAAGTGCCGTTATCTGTTTCGGTAACAAGTTCTTCTGCTTCCTTTTGCTGTTTGTTCTCCAAAGCTGAAAGGTCGAAAGTGTGGTCTTGTGCTGTACCGCAGCTTGAGCAGGAAACTCTTGCTGGATACTCTGCTCCTAGTCCTGCAATTCTTGTGGCGAACAAGATGGCGTTTTTATCGCCAATAAGTAAATCATCTATTCTAATTGATTTATCTACTATAACACTTTGCAGTAGTTTGTCAATGACAACTCCATTTTTAAGATAATTCTCGTTCATAAGAATGTCTTCTTCTTTTGCTGTCATTACTTTTATTTCTACTTTCTCCACACCAAATAGAGAACTACCATCGGGATAGTATTTACCCCCCGAAGGTAGTTCTACAAATTCTGTTGGTGATGGAAAATTAAGAATCGAACTCGCTGCTGCCGGTGGCGTAGCGCCAATCGGCTGACTTACATCAGGCTGTAAGCCAAGTCTATCTTCATTTCTCATAATACCTCTTTTTTAATTAAGCGCCAGCCTTGTACTCTGCCCAATCGTATGCCATGTCAACTGAAACTTCGATTAGACCCTCGTCAGAGTATCCGTGCTGACCGAAGTCGATGTTTGTGATAAAGGCGTTGGTTAGTGTCCAAGAACCAATTTGGGTGCCGTTTGTATCAATCTGGCTAATAATAACATTGCCTACTGCTGACGCGGCGTTACGCTTTGAAAGAGTTGCTAGCTGGTTAGAATTAACAGGCTTGTTAATGCCAATAGCAGCAAATAGCGATGTTAAATTTTGAGCAACAGATTTTGAACCAACAACGTCGTAGATAGTAAACTGCACAGGAGACCAGCTAACCTTTCCAGGGTAGTAAAACTTGTATTGGGTGTAATCTGCCTCTAGAGTTCCTACCTCTAGCACTGGTAGCTTTGCTGACTTGATTAGAAATGAGTCAGCAATTGTACCCATCGTAACGGTGTACTGATAACTCTTTTTAGGTTCTAGTTCGGCTGAATTCCAAAAATTTGCCATTGTTTATTTATCTCCTGTTGTTACTCAAAAACTGCTGCCGAGTTTGTGATAATAAAATCTAGAGCGATGAACTCAATTGATTTTGCTGGCTTCAAGAAGACCTTTGCGTAAAGGACGTTTCTATCACGAAGCTCTGGTGTTGTTGTGCTCTCATCGAGAACAAGTCTGTATTCCTCAAGACCGAAACCAGCCTGAATGTCGTCTAGGATTGGCTCTGCCTTGGAGATGAAGTTATTCCAAGTTGCTTGTACGTTCTGCTCAAAGAGAATGTCATTGGCGACTGCTGTGATTTGACGCTTTGTGTAAATCAAGAGGCGACGAACGTTAATTCTATCTAGAGCGGAAGGTGTTGTTTGTAGTGTCTTTTGACCAAGAATTACAACGCCTTCGTTGGGGAATGTACCAATTGGGTTGATGTTTGCTTCGTAGAGGTCATCACGGTCTCTTGAGCGAAGTCTGTCGGCTACGCCTACAACTTGTAGACCACCTGCGCCCTTTGAGAGACCACCACGGTTAAAGCCTGCTGGTGCGAACCATGGCTCTGCGTTTCTATCTGTGAAAGAGAAAGCGCCGATAGCTGCAACTGATGGTGGTAGCCATACTGTTGTGTCGCTGAAGGAATCTTTTGCTCTTACCCAGGGGTAGAAAGCGCAGCCGTAGCTTGTGTTAATGGCTCTATTGTTAAGCTGTTTTACTGTGCTATCAACGGAACCGACTCTGTTTTGGAAAGTGTTGGTTGTCTCTGCTGGTGGTTGGTAACCGCCTGCTAGGTCGATAACTGCTAGGCAATCGCCACGGTCTTCAGCAAGGTCTAGAAGCTTGTCTGTTAGACCGGCTGTGGTTACACCTGGGACGCTGACGACGTTTGTTTCAATAACTTCCGTATCCTTGAAAGAATCCATTGCAACAGTTAGTGTGTGGTATGCGTAGCTTGAGCGCTCGCTTTCGCCAGAAGTGTTCTTGTTGGCAAAGGGGTCTTTCTCTGTAATGTCCATTCCGTCGAAACCACCGAACAAGGGCATTGTGAAGCCTTTTGGTGCGGCTGTGCCAGTGAGAACAGCGTATGCGCCGCTGGTGGCTGTTAGTGAAGTGCCGCCTGCTCTGGAACCACTGCTGTAACTTAAAACGCCACCGTTAAGAACAATGTCGTCTAGGGTAAAGATGTGAGATACCTCTGTGACGTTGCCTGCTGTGAAGGAGCTAATTCCTGAAGGCTTGCTACGCAAGATGTCTCCAACTGAATCATCAAAAGTGGTTGAACCAGAAGCTCTTGTGGTTGTTAAGCCGAAGAAGGCTGCGTTAACGCTACTCACATCACCGACCGCAGTTGTTGTGCGTAGTGGGATTCTGGGCATTCTAATTGAGATTTCGTTAGCCTTACCGAGAAGCAAATCACCTGATGCGTTGCTGGTGACGGAAGGTCTTTGGTTATCTGGGAGTGAACCAGTGCCTACTCCGAATTCACCATTTGATAGTGAGGAGCCAGAAAGGTTAGAAATGTTCTTGTATTTTAGTGGTCCAAAGAAGCCGTATGGTAGTAGTGTTGGGTCGCTTGCACCATCATCAATGGTTTGGGCTACCTCTACACGAACGTAACTTGATTGGTTCTCGTATTGACCATACTCGTCGTATACTCTCTTCTCGTTGTTCCACTCTGTGAATCTATCACCAATTTGAGCACCAATGTAGTTTGGTGAGTTGGGGTTGAGGGTTACAGCGTTGAATCTTTCAACTTCTCTAACCTTGGCATCATTATCATCCATTCTGCGGACAACAACGTTAAAAGTGCCGTGTTGACCGGGAGTCTTTGATGGGATGATGTTCTCTACTGAAACTTTGATGTTTCCTTGGTCGTACTCACCTGTTTTCAATCCGTGTAGCTTGAAGAGTTTTTGTGCTCTTGTGTCAAGTTCTGGGTTGAAGCCTGTTGGTGTGGTGTTTAAGTCTTGAGAAATAATCCAACCTGTTTGTGAATCCACAAAGCCTTGTCTAAAGTCAGCGCCGTCAAGTGAGCCAGACTTTAGTGGGATTACCATGGTGTGGGCAATGTTGCTAATTCCACCAATCTCTTCTTCAATGGCTCTCTCAAAGGTTTCGCCAAGGAAGTATTCCTGAAGGTCTGTGGATGGGGTAACTTCGCTATTTGTTTTTGTGGGGTTGGTGTTTAGAACGCTGCGAATGTATTTTCTTGAAGTTCTATCAAAGTTGACAGCGGTCTCAACCAGACCTGCACCAGTAATGATTCGCACAGTTATGTCGCCGTCGTCGGCTTCAATAAGGGCGCAACCACCTTGAATTGCAGTGCCATTACCGGCAAGACTGCCACTAACGCCGACGCTTGTATTAGAGTCGCAGTAAACAACTGCGCCTAGAGTACCTGTGTGGTGTCCAGAAGATTGTGAGTTAAAAACGTAAATACCGTAAGCACCACCACCGTCAGCGCTGGCGCTGTATGGGGCTAGACGCCAACCAGCTTCACCGGAATCGACTGTGTAGTTTGGGTCTTGGCGACCGATGAGACGCACAAAGTTTACTGTGGGGTTGTTTCTCAACCAAGCTTCGGCGGCGTAAAGACCGTATGTGGCTGCACCGTAAGCTGGGTTACGGAAAGCATCAACGTTCTCGTTGCCTGCGATTGGTGGTCCAAAAACCTCTACCAACTGCTCTAGTGAGTCAACCTGTACGGGACGTAGAGCAGGACCGCGAAGCGAACGTCCAACAAGAGTTGGTCCTTCTTGAGCGGGTGGTTGGGGGAGTTGCGAGTTATCAATCTCATTGATGAACACGCCAGGGGAAACAAATTTAAACTTTTTTACTGACATTACGAAATCACTCCTCGTAGAATTTCATTAATAAATAGTAGTCAATTAAATGAAAAGGAGGCTACTCTTCTACAAATGTTTTTACGCCCTTTGCCACGGTAGCTTGGTCTCCAACTATTGTGCGCTCTTTGTTGAATTTAATGTTTACTGCATTTTGAGCGGTTTTGATAACTTTGTCTTCAACGTTCTCTATTCTTGGGAAAAGAGCACCCCTTACCTTTAGTTCAATCGTTGTTTCAAACATTCTTTCTTCTGTGTCAAGCGTCTCTGAAATTTTATCAAAAGAAAACTCTGTGGGAAGTGTTAAGTAGTAGCTGTGTTCTTCGTGTTTTATTTTTACTTCTCGATAAGTTGTTGCGGTTAAAAACTTGTTGAGAATTTGGTTCATGTCGAGAAGGTAATTTGTTCTAATCAAAACATTATAATTCGCCAAAACGGCTACAATGTTTTCTGAATAAAGAGTTTCATACACCACCTTATCGTTGTCAAACCTGCTGTTGCTCACGCCAAACTTCTTTCTTGATACAGCGTTCGCAAACTTTTGCGTTTGTACTGGCAGGATTCTTCTAGCAATAGGGTAAAAATTATTTCCTGGCGTGAAGGGAAAAGTATCTGTGTCTCTTTGGATACTCGCTCTATAAACGGTCATCAAGGGGAGTTTTAAAGTTTCGTTATCATCTCTTAACTCTTTGCTATTTTTTATTTGATAAACCCTTTCTGAAGATGACCAGATAAGGGGTACTTTTTCTGCCTCACCCTGTTGAGTAGTTTGAAACTCCAGCCCGTTCAAATAGTTAAAAAGTGCCGTATCCATAGTTTCAATGGATGATTCAATAAATGGCTGTTCTTTTAATTCTGCCTTATCCATTAAACATTCCTTCTCTTGCTTTTATGCACTCTGCTAAAATTTCGTACTTTTGTCCTTCTTGACCAAACAATCTTTTACTTCCATTTGTTTGCACAATCTCGTAATAATCTCCATCGTAATAAACAAAGTCTCCAACTCTTACAAAAAGGTTTTGGTCTTCTGTTAATCTCTTACGGTGAAAATAAACACTTATCTTTTGTCTTCTATCAAAACCAGATTTAGTTTGAAAAGTGTCTGATTGTTGTGTTTCCACTCTTGCATAAACTCTTACGGGTGGTAAGAAGTTTTTTTCTTTGCTCTCTCCGTAAATTGGATGAAAATCTGAACTGTCAATGTCGATTGAGTAGTAAGCTATGACCTGTCCAACCACATTTTCAATAAGTTCGGTATTAACTTGGCGAACCAAGTCTCTTTCTTTTTTACCAACAAAGAGTGGTGGAGGTGGAGCGTCTGGTCTTGTGAATTTTGCCATTTATTTACCCCACGAAGATTGCATTTGGAACATTTTGGAAGAGTTTTTGTGAATTTTCAACAATTGCCGTGTCTGACTCGGCTAATGCGCCGTAAGTTAGTTGGTCTAGAAGCTCTTTTAGTTCTGTTTTTAGGTTTTGTTGTTCTTCTCTGGCTTGGCTTACCAAATCTGGACCATTCAGTGTTACTGAGTCGTTTGGAATTGGAATTGTGGCAAACTTAGAGCGCACTTGACCAAGAATTTCTTTACATAGAGCAAGAGCATAGCGGCGAATCCACTGCTTACCCACCGAGTTGATGTTATCGTAGGGAATGTTTGCAAATGGCAGTGTGTTCATGTTGTTTACACCCTTCACTCCACGGTCCCTGGTCTCGTCTACGGCGTTTGCATCCTTGTCGACAGTAAATGTAAACCAGATGTAATCGTCGGCGTCTACAGAGCTTCCTGGGGGTGGATAAATTTTTAGAAAGTTGTTGTGCAACTCATAAGAATAGTGTGAAAAGCGAACGTTTACGCTATCTTCAAAAGACATAGCCTGTAAGCGGTTTTGCCAAGTTGGGATAACTTCGTAAGTTGCATCATCAGCATACTGACCGTATGTTGAAAGGTTGCCAACTACATTTAGACCACCATAGTATCCGAAGAATCTCCACATGACCCTTGGGCTTTTGTAGTAAACGTTTCTGATAAGAACTTTTTTATTATTGATCTCGTTGTAATAATCTGAGGAGGTCAATGAGCTAGAAGCCTGAACAATAGATTGTAAGTCGTATTGTTGTACATTTGGTTCCAGCTTGAAACTTGCTGAGTATTCTGTTAGGAAACCACCGACACCGGCTTCTGTTGACACACCCTCTGCCACGCGACGTGCATAAGCAAAACCAAAGTTTGGAAAGTCTCTTGATGCATCAGATGCGCCTGCTGTAATCTCGCCATCCTCATCAAATGAAGAGGTTGTTGCACCAAGCATGTCGGAAAGGACGTTTTTAGCTTGATGAGAGTTTATCATGTATGAGTATTCTAACACTGCTTCTTGATAAGCGGCATAAACATTACCAGTTTTTATTTCGATGTCTAAAACATCGCCGCCTAGTTTTTTATAAACATAGGCTACTTGGTCTGCTGCGCCGCTAATAAAAGCTGCGCTGTCGCTGTATACGGTAAATGGTAAAGCAGCTACCACATCATCTGTTGAGCCTGTGGCTGTTAAAACAGATGTGCTTACGGTAGATTCTGGACTAAGTTGTGGAACTGGCATAGTGTTAAACCCTCTTCTTCCTAAATAGTTTCCCCAAAGAGAAACCCCCCGCCTACCGAAGCAGACGAGGGGCAACTCTATCGGGTTTTAGCTAAACTTAGCTAGCAACGTCAAGGCAGACGACCACACCGTACATGTCGGGGCGAACCATCTTCTTGCCGTAGCGTGTCATCACACCCTTACGTGGCACGAAGTCCTCTGTACCAAAGATGGTAGGAGTGACCTGTAGTGGAACGTAAGGAGCGTAGACGTAACCACTCTCTAGGAAGCTGTTGCCACGGCGACCAACTAGCACGATTTGACGTGGGAAGTATGGGTCGACGTAAACGTCTAGCTTCTTGGAGATGCTACCAACATTTACAGCACCGGCTGTGCCATTGGCGTCAACGGTAACGTTGGCGCGGAAGCCAGCAGTGAACTCTAGAATGTTAGCAACTTCTGGTGAGCAAACGATGAAGTTTGCACCGCCGCGAACGGTCTTACGGTGAATCTCTGCGGACACATCGTTGATGGTCTCTAGAAGAGTCTCGTACCATTCGCTAACCGTACCTGTGAAGTCAGGAGCACCAGATGCACCAATTTCGTTACCAGTTGTGCGGTTAACAAACTTGCCTGGGCGGCGTGACCAGTAACGAACGTTGCCTTTTGCACCTTGGATGAGGTCGTTCAAGATTTCTTGATCGATCTCTAGAGCAATCTGCTCAGAAAGGATGCTTGTAAGCTCAACCTCGGCGTCGAGGTTGTGGTAGGCGTTGAGGTCTTGACCGAGTTCGGGTGACCACTTAGCCTTGAGCTTCTTGGTGTTGGCTGTGATAGCTGTGCTTTCAACCTTGATGTCAATCTCTGGAATGTTGCTTTCAGCCTCTAGACCCCATGGTGTTACACCACGGACAGCGCCAACTGCGTCGCCAGTGTTGCCAAAAACGTCAGCGACGGCGTAGGTGAGGGCTAGTGTTCCCTTACCGGCAGCCATGGCTGTTGGTGTTACAGTACCATTGATGTCAGCAATAACGAGCAACAGGTCATCAGCAGTACGAGTGCCAATGTAGTTTTCTGCGGCAGAACCGGAGAAGCTTGTTAGGCGGCGAACGATTCTTTGTGAACCTGTGATTGCACCGTTGCCAGCACTTCCGTAAGAAATGCTTACTAGGTTATCGTTGTTTAGGTTATCAAGACCGCTCTTGGCAATCTTAGCAACGTAAACGCTTGTTGTACCTGAAACAAAATCAGGGTCAGAGTGGCAGAGAAGGTTGTCAAACTGCTCTTGAGTTAGACCACCTAGTTCGGCTTCTGAACCTGTGCCACCGAATGTACCGGAAGCAACTGCTGTTAGTGAAACAGTAGCGCTACCTGTTGGTGAAGCATAGCCGTTGTTGAGGGCGTATGGTCCGCGCTCGGCGTTGTCACCTGTGAGGTCCATACCATTCTCAAGGCTTGAGCCTGTGACACCACCACCGTAGAGTGAGGTATCAGCGGCGTAACCTACGCGACCTGAGTTTGCGGTGAAGTCCAAGAAGAAAATGAGACCTGATGGTAGGCTCATTGGTTGGACGGAAACGAGTTCGTTGGCGATTAGCTCACCAAAGACTCTGCGGACGATTGGGAATGCTACGGCGCTAAAGCCTTCGACATCACCAGCCGCCATTGTGGAAGCTTCACGGAGAAGTTCCTTGGCTTGGTTCTCTAAGAGACGAGCCATGTTGTTTTTTGTAACATCGTTGTTGAGACCTTCTAGAAGACCTGTACCTTCCCACTTGTTTAGTAGGGCAGCACCTTCTTTTTGGAGATCACGAGCAACAATGCCTTCTGTTAATTTTTCTAATGCAGACATAGTTTTTCCTCCTTTATTTTTCTATTCCTGCGAGCTTACGCCAATTCTTAAACATTGGAGCTTGCTCGGTTTTAGTATCTTCTCTCTTGTGAGAGGAGACGACGAGGGAACGAGTGCGGTTTACAGCCTCAGACAGTGATTCTGGTGCTGTTCTTTCATTGGTGCTACCCACTGAATCTTTCATGGTCTCATAAACCAGTTTAGTTTCCTCAATTGTATTGGCTTTCGCCAATGACTCGACAATTTTATCTTTTTGACGAGTATTAAGTTCTTTTGAAGTTAGTGCTTGAGTTGTGTAGTAAAGTCTGGCGTTCTGAAGGTTTACTTCGGCAGCCTTTTGCTTCATCTCAATCAAAACTTCCTTTGCCTTTTCAAGTTGCTCGGAAAGCATCTTGTTTTGGTGTTGTAGTTCTTTGTTTTTCTCTTGCTCTTCATCAACTGCGGCAGCTAGTGCGGCAAGCTCGACGTTCTCAGCACGGTCACCGGCTGTGGAGCCAGCCCAACCGTTGTTGGGGTGTTGAGACTTAATGTCAACGTTGACTTCTTCTAGAAGGGCGTCGAGTTGTTCTTCTGTTAGGGCAGCGATGGCTTCATCAAGACCGTCACCCTCTTCCATCATCTCTTCCTCTTCTTCTTCCGCAGCGGGAGCGAGAAGTTCTTCTTCTCTGTCAATCATTTCTTCTGGGGAGGAAGGGTTCATTTCTGCATCAACTGCGGCGCGGAGTTCATCAAAGTCAATCTCGATTTCCTCGTCGCTGTCGTCCATCTCGCCAGAAAGAATTGCAGTTGCTGCGTCTGGGACTTGTGCCATTAGTGAGTCATCGCCAGTTGGTTCAGCAGGCTCGGCGTCCATTTCCATGTCCATAGCCATTTCTTCACCGCCTTCGGGAGTCTCCTCCTCGGCAGCTTCTAGCTCTTCTTCTTCGTCCTGCTCAAGAAGGTTCTCTACAGCCTCTTTTAGCTCTACAGAATACTTCTCAATAAGTTCCTTTTCGGCATTGCGGAGGGCAGTTTCTTTCAACTCCTTCGCATCTGCAATTGCCTTTTCAAACAGTGATGACATAATACACTTCTCCCTTGACAGAAATAGTCGTTAATAAATAGTCCTAACGAACTCAAAAAACTTATTTAGTCTTTTGCTCGTTGGTTATCTTTCTAGCTATTTTTTTTCTGCGAAGTTTTTTTAATCTTCTTATCTTGGATGGCTTGACAAAGAATCTTCTTTCTCTTACTTCGTCTATGATGCCTTCTTTCTTTACTTTTCTTGAGAACCTTTTTATTAGTCTCTCGCCGGGTTCATTGCGGCGAGCTTCCACTTTTACGTGTGCCATGTTACCTCTTTTTAGCTGTGGCTAGGGATTTCCAGTTTCTTCCCCCAAGAGCCATGATGCCTGAAATGTCCACACCAGGGTCTTTTGCACTTACACCAGACATAGGACCAGCAGCGCCAGCGCCTTCAACGGGTGCGTCCATTGGTTCGATTCCCTCAAAAATGTTTGAATACGCGCCTTCGCCTACTGCTTTTGTAAGCATTTGTCTTTTGTCGGCAAGGCGCTTCTTTTGTAGTTCTATTGCTTCTTGGTTTGTGTTTCTTTGTGGTTCTGGTGTTGGTTCTGGTTGTTTTGCTTCAACAATAACATTGCCCATACCCTTAGCCACTTCTGCTACAACCTTTGTAAGAATGCCTTCCTCGATAATAACTTCGTGGATGCACTCTTTGATAATGGGTTTGATAAGTTTTTTTAGTTGTTCTTTCTTCATAGTTTGCTGACCATTTACAGGTTTAAATGCCATTTACAGCCTTTTCCTTTTGCTTTGGCTACTGCGGAAGCCATGCCCGCCTCAGCATACCCGCCGGGGTTAGCATAGCCATCAAATTTGGCGTCTTTGTAATCGTCATGCAAATCCTTGCACTCTGGACTTTTGTAGTCCATTTCGTTCAGCATTGCCTGAAGTTCTTCCTTTATGATTTGTTTTAGTTGTTCTTTTTTCATAGTATGTCCCTCTCCTTTAGGGTTGGTTTTGGTTGTTCTCGCTTCATAGTTCTCTCAACCAATCGCAGCCGAGTTTTTTTGCCTCTTCCTTAATGCGTCGGTGCCTATCAATGGCAACCACGTCAGCAGGGTTTATAGCGACCGCTGAATTGGCTTCCTCGTATCGCGGCTCCAAGATGCGGCATCGTTTTGCCGCTCGTATTGCTATCGAAGGGGCGTGTTGTCGAGCGCCCATCTCGTTCACAGGTTCGCCGCTGGTGAGTAGGTAGTCTCTTGCGCTGTTGAGATAAGCAGAAGCCAAAGACACCTTCTTCATCCACCAAGAAGGAAGGTCTTGCTCTGCGCTGAAGCCTTCTAGGTGTTGTAGAATGTCTTGGCTATCCTCGATGGCGAGTTTTGCTTGACGACGGGCAGAAGATACATCTGTGTGTCCGTCTTCGTTGAGAACTGCTTTCAGTTCTTCTTTGATAAGTTTTCTCAACTGTTCTTTATTCATAGGTCAAAATCTCCTCCCAAGTAAAGAAGCCTGTCTCTCATAAGTCTGTTAGCGAGGTTCTTTAGTTCGGGTTTCATTAGGGGGTAGCCTATTGTTTTTTCCCATTTTGCGGGAATGTCTTCTTTATCAATAGAACCACCAAACATAGTCTTTACTACTTCGGCAAACTTTTTGTAATCGTCCTCGGAGACTTCTACATCTTTTAGACCAACGTTGTCAAGCATACCTTCAGTGACGACTGCTTGTATTTCTTCTTTGATTATTTCTCTTAGTTGGTTCTTGTTCATTTTATTTTCTCCCTACAAGAATGTCGTTGAGGGCACGGTTGATTCTGTCAGCCTTACCAAAGATTTCTCTTTCCTTTGCTTCTTTCATAAGGTATGCACCGGGGGTGGATGCCTCTGAAACAAGGTCAAAGCAAATAAGTGTAAAGTCGTCCTCTACCATAGTTAGTCCGCGCTCTTGGCGAGTTGAGCCTAAACCACGGGAGGAGATACCCAGTGAGCCACCGTCCAAAACAATTTGTTGGGCGATTTTGCCTGCTGGGGTATTGAGTAGTTTTAGTGTGCCATAGACTGCATCACCGTCCATGTGAATTTCAGTAATAAGGTGTGATGCGTTTTTTAGTTCTACGACTGATGTGTCGGGGTGGTCGAGTTCCCCGTAGGCTCTGCGCTCACGAACTATTTTCTTGTAGTTCTCGACTTCTCTTTGGAGAGCGCGAGGTGGGTAAACTCGTAGGTTGCCATTCTTTTTGTTGGCGTGTTGAAGGAGACCTTTTAGGTAAACGAAACCATCGTCAGCACGTTTGGCTTCCGTTAGTGTTTCAAGTTGAAAGTATTCTATTAGAACTTGTTTCTTTGACATAGTTAAGACCCCTTGCAGCAGTTTGTTGGTGGGCGAAGCATCCAGTGATTATCTACCCAAATGTTTATGTTCTTCATTATCGACCTTCCAGTTCGTTTGAAATTGCTTCAAGTTCTTTTACGGCGGCGTTGATGGCGGCTTCGTAGGTTTTTGACTTGGGGTCTGCGCGCTTGAGGCGGCGAATGACGCTTTGGATTCTCAGAGCAGGGCTAACAGCTTCACTAAGAAGGTTTTGAACCTCTTCTTTAACCATTTCTTGTAGTTTTACTTTGTCCATTTTATTTTTATTCTCCGTCCCTTAGAGCTTTTACAATAGCTGCAAGACCTGCTGCCATCGCTCTTGCTCTTTCGTCACTGACTTTACCTTTTTCTAACTCACTAATTGTGCGGTCAATCATTGTGTATTTGTCAGAAGCTGACGCTTCGCTAAGAAGGGCTTGAACCTCTTCTTTAATCAATTCTTTTAGCTTTGTTTTGTCCATTTTATTTTTATTCCTTCATCGTCAAATACTTGACAGAGTATGTAACTTGTACCAGAACTTAGGCATCCTAATAAAATAGGCGTTACGAAGTTTGGTTCAAATGTAAATAGTGGTGTAAAGGGGGAAATGACGCAAAGAAAGAACCCTACCCAAAAGCCCATACACATCGGGCATTGGAAGAGTTCTCCAAGTTTTCCTTTTGCTGGTCTTATTGAATTTAGTATTGAGCCATAGACAAGTATTTGGGTGAGCCCATAGGCTACTAAGATGAATGTTAGAAGTTCCATTATATCCTGTAAACAAGTGGCGTAGCAAGAGGGTTCTTTGGTACAGTACCCTTTTTCTCTTCTTGTGGAACTTCGCCAAGTTCAGTAGCGTCTTCTTCTGGTGGGTCTAGAAGATACTCTTCGTATTCGTCTTTGTAGTATTCGTCGTAGTGCTCTGCTTGTTCTTTCTTCAAGAATTCGTCAACGTGATAAACAACGAGTTGTAGCACAGAGCGGTCTTCTGTTGGTTTGCCGTATGTTGCTTCCAGGGAAGCATAAATGTTTCCACCCTGAACTGTTTCGGGCTTGATGATACCAGCTTTGACAAAGTAGTCCATAAGACGCTTCATAGCGGCGTATGCATCATCTGTGTAGTTTCCGTCTTTTGCAAAGCAAAGAAGTTTGTCTTTCTTTGCAATAATAGTAATGTAAGGGTGTGTGAGAAACATAAGTTCGCCGTCAAGAGTCTTTGTGACAGCCACTTTCTTTTTTAGTGTCTCCATTTCTTTTTGGCGACGAATCTTTATTTTAATTG